ATCGACCGCCAGTATGGTGACTGGATGCACATCTGGAACCAGCTTACTCTTACTGCCGAGCAGGAGCGTGGCTACAACAAGATGGTTGGACAGACTACCCAGCTTACTTACTTAGTTGACCCGTCTTTTGCCGATGTTGACTCTGCTTGCGCTAACGTGAATGTGCCTGCCGCTGTGTGCGCCCCACGTAACGCTCTCCCAGAGACTACGCTTTACATCCCGCTTCAGTTCTGGTTCTGCCGGAACCCGGGTCTTGCTCTTCCTTTGATCGCCCTTCAGTACCACGAGGTGCGCATCAACCTTGAGCTTCGTCCTTCGGATGAGGTCCTTTTCGCTGTCACTAACCTGACGGAGAACAGCACCGGCGCCTCCGACCCGAACAATCTTGGTCAGGCTGATGTGCCTAACGGTACCTCGGTTAAGGACGCCGTTTCTTACCAGAAATCGCTTGTCGCCGCTTCTTTGTACGTCGATTACGTGTTCCTTGACACGGATGAGCGCAGACGCATGGCTCAGAACCCGCACGAGTACCTTATTGAGCAGCTTCAGTTCACTGGAGATGAGTCGGTTGGTTCCTCGTCCAACAAGATCAAGCTTAACTTCAACCACCCTTGCAAGGAGCTTGTCTTTGTTGTGCAGCCGGACGCCAATGTTGACTACTGCTCTTCGTTCCTTAAGGGCACCCCTCTGAACGCCGCCCTTGGCGCTCAGCCTTTCAATTACACTGATGCCCTTGATGCTCTTGTGAACTCTATTGGTGCCTTCTCGGGACCGATGGGTGTTTACATGGACAAGAACGGTCAGCAGAACGGAAATGCTGCCTTTATTGACCAGAGCACTGGTATGTTCCAGGATCCTGGCGCGGACACCAACAATGCTGTGGGCATTCAGTGGGGTAACGTTGGTCCTTTTGACTGGATCAGAGGTGGCGATAAGGACACGTTTGGACACACCAACCCGGTGGGGGCATTCACCGTGAGCGGCAACAATGTGACGGTAGACAAAGATGGCAAGACCAACATGATCGCTGGTTTCTCCAGTGTGTGGGACCCGAACTGCACGATCCCAGGCATGAGTGTTCCATTCCCGGTCAGTGAGATCCCGGATTCGGGTGTTTCGGACGCCGGTGCCTTCGTCATGGCGGAGACCGCTCTGAACCTCCACTGCTGGGGACAGAACCCTGTTGTCACGGCTAAGCTTCAGCTTAACGGACAGGACCGCTTCTCGGAGCGCGAAGGAACCTACTTCGACCTTGTCCAGCCTTACCAGCACCACACGCGCAACCCGGACACCGGAATTAACGTTTATTCGTTCGCTCTGCGCCCTGAGGAGCATCAGCCAAGTGGCACATGTAACATGTCAAGAATTGACAATGCTACCCTTCAGCTGGTACTTTCCACCAACGCCATCGGCGGTGACGCCACGGCTAAGGTGCGTGTGTACGCAACGAACTACAATGTCCTTCGCGTGATGTCGGGCATGGGTGGTCTTGCCTACTCCAACTAAGCATAATAGCTTATATTATATAATAATTTTCATATAGAACATTATTATATCGGTTTATAATATAATGGATAACACCATATTATTAGTAGTTGTTTTATTAGTCATATTAATCTTTTTTGTTATGCAAATCCCTCGCCACAAAACCTCGCCTCATACCGTATATATTAGAGAACCGACCAATAGAAGTGTAATGGTGCCAAATGTTTGGAATTATCCCGTCTCTTGGGCTCGCCCTCTAAGACCATGGGGTAGAGGATTTAGACCAGGTTTTAGACCAGGATTTAGACCAGGATTTAGACCAGGATTTAGACCCAGACCACGTCATAGACGCCGTTAATAAAAATATATATTGTTATTATAATGGAATTTGCCGATGTTCTTTTAGTAATTGTTATGCTTCTAATATTTACAGTCATCATATATAATCTTTTCGCTTATGGGAGAGATTTAGTGGTATTTCCACCAAAATTGCGACGCGTACACCATTCGGAAAGATATCCAGGATCCCCCGAATATGACGAATATACAGATGACGAATCATCCGACGATGAGTCATCCGACGATGATGACTATCATCATCACGATTATAAAAGACATGGGAGAGAAAATAAACGCAGATATCCTAATCCCAAACATGTCGCAAACTACGTAGCCTCTCATTTATCGCAATAATTATTTGGTAAAACAAAATTGAACTAGGTCTGTTAATTGGTTTAGGCATTTAACAAACCTTCCTATAATATAGGATGCTCAAAAGAGTAACGCCACACTTTTATATTCTCAATCGGAGACAAAAACGCTGGACGCCAAACGAATTCCAACTTATTAAGAAATCCTGCGAAAAAGATATATTTTACCCACTTCCATTTGATTTCGTTAGAGACGCCGTTGCGGGATATTATTTTGAAGACGACTGTTTTACTGCCCCGTGCAAAATGGTAATGTTCAACTATGATCTACAACCTAATAACAAAAAGGGTAGTCTTAGAGGTATCGTCGGCGTTGATTTTAAAATTGATAATAAGAAGCAAGCATATATATTAATACGAGTCATTGGATGCAAGAGCATCAAGGATACTCCCGCCAATACCGTAAAGCAAAGAAAAAACACCATTATGAAAACCGGGAGAGATATGCTAGAATGGTGGAAAGAATTTGCTGTTCTAGGAAACTTTAAATATATTAAATTAAATGGTATGGAAGATGTCTTAGGGTTCTATTGGAAAATAGGATGGCGCTTCCTTAGAAATCCAAAATCACAACATGCTTTATCTAATGATTTCTGGGATGAACGAATTAACTCTCTCAACTCTATCAATAAACTACAAAATAAAATAGATCCTTGCTGGATTGAAAGTGAACGATCACCCATTCTAAGCAAATACTTTGATCGCTTTCTTGAAGGATATTATTCGGACACAAAATTAAAAACATATAGAACATATGATGATTTATATGAGATTTATAAATTAGATGGGACGCGAAAAAGACATCACCTAGGACTTCGGTATCACGGATATACCATGTATTGGTACCCTGAAGAAAATTGAAATGGATCCATATATTAATACTATGGACAAAACACACCCCGAACTAACAAATATGTGCATTGGAACACACATTCAGAAGCAAAAATGTTTCATCAAGAGCCTTGAGGCATTCTTTTCAAAAGCCAACCTTGGTAGACCTGTTCAGATCTTCTCAGGATCTCCCAAGTTTTGGCGACGACCTTCCGTTACGATTGCACAACAAAGTCAGGTTAAGGAATATATCGCCACTCAATCGCCCGCTTTGGAAGTATTTGTGCATTCTATTTACCTCATTAACCTATGCTGGGATCCTGAAAAATTTGCAGAAAAGGCGCTACCGTGTATACAATGGGAATTGCGCAATGGTGCTGCAATGGGATTCAAAGGAGTCGTCATTCACTGTGGAAAACAATGCAAGATGACCCGCGAAAAGGCTGCCGAAAATATGCTAATTAATATCCGATTGGCAATGGAAGCTGCCTCTCCAGAATGCCCGCTCCTTCTTGAAACATCGGCAGGACAAGGCAGCGAAATGTATTGGGATTTTGAAGGATTTAGGAACTTCTACACAAACTTTTCCGATGAAGAAAAAACCCGACTCCGAATCTGTATCGATACCTGTCACGTATTTGCCGCAGGTCATGATCCCATGAAATTTATTGCAGATTGGGAAGCTGCTCACTCCGGCAGTCTTGTCCTTGTACACTTCAATGATTCCAAAGATTGTTGTGGATCCAAGAAGGATCGCCATGAAAGACCCGGGCAGGGGAAGATAGGCTTGTCTAAGATGACACAGGTAGCCAAATGGTGTATGGAGAGGGAAATACCAATGGTCATGGAGTAAATTTATATCTAAATTGACTTAAAAAAATGTGAACCCATTATAGTATAATATGCAGATTTTTGTTAAGACGCTAACCGGAAAGACCATCACTCTTGATGTTGAACCATCCGATACTATTGAAAATGTTAAGACTAAGATTCAGGACAAGGAAGGTATTCCTCCTGATCAGCAGCGTTTGATTTTTGCTGGAAAACAGCTTGAGGATGGTCGCACTCTTTCGGACTATAATATCCAGAAGGAAGCCACACTTCATCTTGTTCTACGTTTGCGCGGCGGCGCAGAGCCTTCGACTCCAGCTAGGGAAAGTAATACCTGGCTCCAAATTTGGAAGGCATGTCCGCGAGCATTCTCCATTAATGCCACATTTGGTTCATCGGTCTAATTCGCAATCCTATATTTATATCCAACATGTGCCTCCGCTCTACATAAAGGACAGTTATTGGCACGCGTTCTCCATTCCTTAATACAATCAGTACAAAAAATATTATGATTACATCTATAATAATTAGTTTTTGATATATGTTTTATCTTAAAACATATGGCACATTCCGTAAGCATACACTGCGGTACGGTTCTCACCTTATAATTGTCTGTATTGAAACATCTACAAAATCTATATCTTAGGATGGCAAATGTATATGACATTCGTATATATATTTAGCCGCTCATTCCAATATGGTTTATTAGACAAATAGTTTATTCATATTGTTTACTTCCACCTTGTTCTCCGATTTAGTAAATAATGTATTAATTAGTTTATTGCTACGTAAGCGTAAACTATAGTCTTGTCGCAAACTAGAACGTCCAGCCCTCCCACAGGCTTGAATTAGCTTTTCTTGAGATATTGTTTCCAGATCTTTTCCAATATATCCGTGGCAAAACTGGTAGTTCGTCCCATAGATATAGTCTGTAGATGCAATGATCAAATAAAGCTTCTGCTTCAGAGCCAAATCTTTCATAATAGCCACATAATCGTCACAGGTATGTTGAGCAAATACTCCGATGCCCATTAACAAGAGGAATTTCCAATTAGGCGCCACATCCAATAGCATTATTTTCTCAACAACGTTATCTTCAATTGAACTACAAAATGCATTCGCAACTTCCGATGCTTTCCAGATCGCTTTATGCTCTTTGCTATTCGGAATAAAATCCAGACCCAGGCGTATCCTCTTTATTTGTGTCCGCAAGAATTCACAGCGTTCAATCTGAGCCTCCTCTTTCGGATCCCTTTTTTCCCTTTCACTTTTGTCACTACGAGATTTGCCCTTTTTATCGGTTTTTTGTACCGTTTCCCCTTTATCTTTATTCTTATTTATTTCCTTCGTAATCTCATCAATCTCTATTCGTATTTTTTCATTTGCTGATATATCCTCGGCGATAGCATCAAACATAACTGATGGAATATTCGCTGTTTTTAAACAATATTGCCCAATCTTCTCCACATCATCGGCTAGATAAATTGTAGGACCATCAGTCAACGTATGTGCATCTGATGTTGTTAGACGAATATATGACTTGTATGCCTGTGATCTATGGGTTTGAAAATAATTATACACTTGTTCATATTTATCCTTCAAAGAACCCAATAATGTCAGGTAATAATTTTTAATTGATAGAATATCGATTGAACTTACCGTTTCAAAATAATTATCTAGCTTATAACGATCTTTGATCTCAACATTATCGTTTACATAGATAATAAATTTTACTATTTCTTTTACATCAAAATGCCTGAGAAGCGTTTTATAACTTTTCAAATGTTTTAAACATGCCTTTATCTCTTCTTGTGTTTTAAAATATAAATGCGGTAGGACTGTATAACCCTTTGCATCTACCAAGGGTATCGTCTTCGTGCAATCATGACTAATAAGATTTATGATATTTGTACTGTTGAATTTTGTAATAAAACTCCGCGTCATATTTCTGATCTGGTCAACCGGTGGTAGCGTAGCGGACGACAACACTATATTCGGAATTTCATTATCTTGCCAGTTTTTAGCCATTACAGCATGATAAGGATGATCTTCATAATCCAATGTGATTGTTGGCTCATCCCAATAAAGTATCATATCCTCAACATCATTAAACGCTTTCATATAATGCATCGCGGGTAAATAAGATTGGATGTCTGAAATCATAACTTGAACATAATCACCTACTGAATTATCCACTTTGAAAATACCACCAGTCCTTCTGTTGCGAACAGATTCCTTCGCAGCACTCCAATGCAATCGGATATTACCCGGATCTTTGCACCCAAATGCAACAGCTATCTTTATATCTAAGGATATACAAGCCTTCGCTAATTGCAAGCCAACGTGCTTTGCTGCACATACAAATATAATCTTATAACCTTGCGACAAACCCAATGGTGACAATGTTTTCCCAGTTCCAGTCGGCGCTTGGTACATTATAAATTTAGGAGTCCTTGGTTTACAGTGTGCAAACAGGTCCTTTTGATGTGTGTATAGTTTGATATCCTTGTATTTTACCAAATTCTCATTCCGTT